GCCCCACCGAGAGGACATAACCATCGGTCTGGTACTCCGCGGAGAAAAAGAACGACGTATCGACTCCTGGTGGCGCAAAGATCACATCGGACTTCGGAACCGCACGGCGACAATGTTCCTTCATCCACTCGTTTTCGACGAAGACCGTGCGTACTCGGCGCAACGCCATCTGTTCCAACATAGTCGTCACCCTAGTCATTAGCAGCCGCCACACACGATAGACCCCGCGCGCACGCCGGAGCAGCGAGAGGCGCTCCACATTGACCAGCGTAGCCACCTGAAGGCACACCGGGCGCCCACACCGGCTCGCGGCCAGTGTCCAGGCAGGGGCCCCAGCTACCACCTGGACCAGATCATACTGTTTCAACAAATGGGTCAGACGCTGGCCGGGCAGATATCTTGTGAACTCCAACTCCGCGAGATAGCAGCCGACGTGTTTGAAGCGAAGATCTCCTGATGTTCCCTCAGAGATTCGCACGCCCCTGAGCCATGTAGTCGGCCTCAACATCCCAACACTGTCGAGGTCACAGTGCGAATCCGCTATGGAGATGAGATCCACCGCGAACCTACCAGATCCCGAGATGGCGCGGTATAGGAAAGTACTCACCCGCGCTACTCCCCCGGGACGTTCGTAAGCGGGAACGACCAACGCGATCGACGGCAGTGTCATTACAAACGGCTCGACATTAGTCTTGAAGATTCGCTTTGCGACGTGCCATCGGGTGACTCGACGCGGGAGCGCGACCCAGATCTTCGGCTACACAAAAAGAATGCCGATGCCAGCCCATCCTTGTTCCGGGTCGCCGACGATCTCAAGTCGGGGATAGTCATGCTTGATGCGGTTCCACAGAACATCAACATGGACGTCACTTAGGTATTTGTGCTTCAGGATGTCATGAAAGATGATAAAGCCGCCTGGCTTTACGATTGTACGCCAGAGATCGTAGTCGGCCGTTACCCCCTCGAGCGTGTGGTCGCCATCAATGAATAAAATGTCAAGCTGCCGGCTACCCAGAATTGCGTCAACCTCTAACTTGGTCTCCCAAAGGTGACTGTCTTTCTGTAGCAGGTGTAAAGACACGTTAGGCCTGCCGTACGTGAACAGGCGGTACAGCGGTTGCCTTTGACGCGAATAGCCTCCGCCGTGAATGCCACCGGGGAGGTCGACAGAAATCACGGATTCAGAAGCGATGCGGCACCACGCGAGCAGTGTGGCGCCCGACGCCGTGCCGATTTCCATGATGCGTGCTGGGGCTTGCTGGCTCACCCAATCCACCAGCCTTACGAATTCGCTGTCGACTTGGAAGGCCCCGAGTCGCCTATACCAGCCGCTGCCCTTGTAGGCCTTTGTGATCGCCAATATGTCGGTGCCTGACCCGGATGAGTGTTGAGCAAGCAGTGACAGAAGCTCAGCCCTTGCCTTTGGCCCGAAGTAGGAGTTCCCCACCGTTTTTGCGGCTGATTTCAGTAGGTCGATCATTTGCGATCAGTAGTCGATAGGTGGTCGAAGCAGATCACCGGGGGAACTTTGTCAGGCGGGCGTGCCCAAATTAGCGATGAGATGTTATCAAACATCCTTGCTACGCACTGACTCAAGTTTTCCACGATTGCGTTTGTGCCTCCTACTCCTTCTGCTGCTTGTAATATCTCGAATAGTACTTGCCGTAATAGCCGTTGTACTAACAGTGACCGACTTACAAGGTTATACTGTTATTAGTGACTTAGTAGGGCGGGTGCGCTGGCTCGGCGTATGTACCTACTTAGTGCGGTTGCCACTCACTGTACCCTCACTGCACTCACCCCTGCAGCCACGTGGTGCCTCCAGGCCGCAACTGGTATCCAACGGCAAGCCAGCCAGCCGCGTTCAACGTGGGCCAAGTCCGGGCGATCCCGGCGCGATTCCATCGTATTTTTCGCGCACTGGAACCGATTTTTGCAGCGTTGGAAGCCGTTCTGGTGTAGTTTTATCCAATTTTTTCGGGTTCCTGTCCGAAATAAGATGGCTAAAACGGCCCATTTTTGAATTTTTTCGGGTCCTATAAAAAGGAAGAAACAACCGCAACAAAGCGGGGGCGGACCTGGCAATGAGCTCGGAGCCCAGCCCCCGGCTTCAGGCGGTTTTGGCACGGCATTATGCTTTATTCTTTTTCTTGTGCCGATATCGGGCCATCCGAAGCGCCAGGCTACACCGCTCATGCAGACGCTTCGCACCTTTGTGGGGACACTCTGTGATGTCCATCCATTCCTGACACTTTTCGCACTTACGGATTACCCGAGAGCCCGTTACCAAATCGGCGAACTGCAACCAGATGGCGCTCAGCAAGGCCGTGGGCGCGACATGGGCGGCGATGGGATCGTGGGGCCCGGTGGGGTGGCCTAAAAGGGTCACGTGAGTTAAGTAGTAGGTCACAAACGGAGTCAGGCGGGGCAGCAGATCCCCCTTGCATCTTTTCTGAAAACATGGCTCAGGAAAAACTCGCAAGGGGTTCAGCTTTTCATTAATTTCATCCAGAATCCTGCATTGAGCTGTCAGCCACGGGCCATCACTCGCTACGAGGGTGCGCCAGTTGTGGTGCCGCAGAAAGCTGACCAGCGCTTCCCGATCGTCTTCCGCGGCCAGGGACCAACCCTCAAGGCACATCCGAAACTGTTGAAGTTCAGTCAACCAATCGCTCCAACATTCGGCGGATTGAACTGCCGTCTGGGCGGAATGGAAGTGACGCCTGACCAAACCCAGGCGCCCATAGCGATTGGCGAATTCGAGGGCCGCCTCGGGGGTGAGCTCCAATCTTGCGAACTGGAGGTACAGATCCATAGGGATCTCTTGGGAAGCTCCGGTTGTAGACTGGGGAATTAAGAAACTACTCAGGGTCGCATCCGAACCAGTCCGCCCTTCCACCCAGGCGAAGCCGCCACTCGGTACATAACCGATCCCCCAGTCCACGAGGCCTACTGGCTCTTCGCTCTTCGGGCGCCAATTCCGGATACGTTGATGTATACGCTTATTCATATTGACTACAGTATACGCGATGCTATCCTGGGGAGGCAATCGCGAATACGAGTGAGGCGCGCCATTTTGACGCCAGGGAGACAAAAATGACGGAAGTTCGGCGTAGGGGCCGCAAGCCGGTGCAGATCGATCTCGTGGAACTGGAGAAGTTGTGTGCGCTGCATTGCACCGACCAAGAAATTGCCGACTGGTTCGGCGTCTCGACCCGCACCATTGAAAGCCGGCGCAAGCGTCCGGAATTCGCGCAGGTCATGAGCCGGGGCCGTTCCAGGGGCCGGATCTCGGTGCGGCGCGCGCAAATGAAGCTATTGGAGAGTGGCAGCGGCACCATGGGCGTGTGGCTGGGCAAACAGCTGCTGGGCCAGCGCGATGTCATCACGAACCAACACGTGGGCAGTGGCGGCGGTCCCATCGAGTTGGCGATGAAACCGGATCTATCGAGGTTCACAGATGAAGAACTCCAACAGTTACGCGAACTTGCTCTTAAAGCCCTCCCTCATGGGCGCGATTGATGAAGAACGGGCGGCGCGTCGGTTGCGGGAGTTCGTGCGCCAGGCGTGGCCCGTGGTCGAGCCGTCCACGGCATTTGTTCCAGGCTGGCACTTGGACGCCATCTGTGAGCACCTGGAAGCGGTCACGAGCGGCCAGATTCACCGGCTGTTGATCAGCATGCCGCCGCGACATATGAAATCGCTGGCAGTGGCAGTATTTTGGCCCTGTTGGGAATGGATCACTCACCCGGAGCGGCGGTGGCTATTCTGCAGCTACGCGGCGGGATTGGCCATCCGCGATTCGCTGAAATGCCGGCGCATGGTGGAGAGTCCGTGGTACCGAGCGCGGTGGAGGGATCGCTTCATTTTGACTTCGGACCAGAACGAGAAGGCCAAGTTTGAGAATGACCGAGGCGGTTACCGGATTGCGATTGGGGTGGGCGGCGCTGCCACCGGCGAAGGCGGGGATCGAGTGGTGGTCGACGATCCGCACAACATCCGCGAGGCCGAATCGGATACCATCCGCCAGGGCGTGCTGGACTGGTGGGACCAAGTCATGAGCACCCGCCTGAACGATCCCAAAACCGGCGCCATGGTGATCGTGATGCAGCGCGTGCATGAGAACGACCTCGCCGGGCACGTGCTGCAGCAAGGCGACTATGAGGAGTTGAAGTTGCCGGCGGAGTACGAGGGCAGCCGGCGGATGACGTCAATTGGTTGGCAGGACCCACGCACGGAACCCGACGAGTTGCTTTGGCCGGAACGGTTCGGTCGCGAGGAAATCGACCGGCTGAAGCGCGACCTGGGAAGCTACGGTGCCGCCAGCCAACTGCAGCAGCGACCCTCCCCGGCCGAGGGCGGCATCCTGAAACGGCACTGGTGGAAGTTTTACCGTGATGCACCGCGGAAGTTCAAGGAAGTCATTCAATCCTGGGATTGCAGCTTCAAAGACAGTCGCAGCAGTGATTTCGTGGTTGGCCAAGTGTGGGGACGCAATGGGGCCGACAAATACCTGCTCGATCAGGTCCGCGGTCGCATGGACTGCCCCGCCACCATGCAAGCCGTCAAACGGCTGTCGGAGAAATGGCCGCAAGCGCAACGCAAAGTGATCGAAGACAAGGCCAATGGTCCGGCTGTCGTCGCCATGCTGAAGCATGAGATTGCGGGCTTGATCGCGGTCAATCCCAAAGGCGGCAAGGAAGTGCGGGCACAGGCGGTCAGCCCGCAGATTGAGGCTGGCAACGTCTATCTGCCCGATCCGAGCATCGCGCCGTGGATTAACGGTTTCATCGAAGAATGCGCGGCCTTTCCCAACGGCGCCTTTGACGATCAGGTCGATGCCATGAGCCAAGCCTTAGTGTACCTGGGCGCACGCCGGCAGATCGACTTTCCATGGATTGACAATGAAAGCCTTTACTGCCCGTCCTATTGGCGAATGTAAGGAAGAGGAGTAGTGGATATGATTCCGGAAGCCGTGAATAAGGTGGTCGCCTCCATCAAAGAGTTTGGTGGGTGCCAGCCGATCGTGGTGGACCACGATGGCGTAATTATCTGTGGATACGTGCGGCTGCTGGCGGCGCGGAAACTCGGCCTGCGAGACGCCCCGGTGCACGTCGCCGAGAACCTGACGCCGGTCCAGGTGCGCGCCGGACCTCAAGGGCGTGGGCATTGATCGGGATCTGCCCGGCTTCGTTGACAGACGTTGTGCGATTAGTGCTGAGATGCGAAAACCAGGAGCGAGCAAGGCTATTCGAATCAATCAGTATGGGAATCCAGGAGACCTCATTTCTTGGGGAAACTCGACCCGCGACCACCGGGTCTCCACGTAAATCCGCCAGTATCGCCCCACGGGGCTAGAAAGGAGAACAACAAAATGATCAAACCGCCACAGCAGTGGGAGATCCAAATTTGGCACATCGACCGCCTGGTATTCTACGCCCGCAATCCGCGAAAAAACGAGGCCGCGGTTGATCGGATGTGCAGCAGCATTCGCGAGTTCGGCTTCAAAATCCCGGTGCTGGCCCGCAGCGACGGCGAGGTCGTCGACGGCCATCTGAGGCTAAAAGCGGCGCGCAAGTTGGGCTCGTGGCCCGGCGGCGATACGACTTGCATCCCCGTAATCCTTTGCGACGAGTGGACCGAAGCGCAGGTCAAAGCGTTCAGGTTGATGGTGAACCGGTCGGTGAGTTGGGCCGACTGGGACGACGAGCTTCTCACGCTGGAGTTGCAGGACCTGAAGGATGCGGAGTTCGATCTGAGCCTCACCGGCTTTGATCCGAAAGAGCTCGACGATCTCTTGGCCCTCCCGGAAGACGACCAGCGGGCGAATGCCGTGCCACCGATGCCCGAAAACCCGGCATCGCGCGTCGGCGATCTGTGGCTCTGCGGAGAACATCGCGTGCTCTGCGGAGACGCCACTCGCCCAGAGCATGTCGGTCGCCTCCTGGGCGAGCACAAACCAATCTTGATGGTCACCGACCCGCCCTACGGCATCGAACTGGATTCGGAATGGCGCGACCGCGCTGGGCTGAACGGTTGTGGACCCGCCGAAGCCAGCTACATGAAGCACCGCACCGAGGGTCACACGGAAACCACCATCTCCGGCGACACGCGGGCGGATTGGTCGGAGGCGTTCGAACTTGTCCCCAGCCTCCAGGTCGCCTACGTCTGGCACGCCTCGAAATTCACGCGCGAAGTTCTGGACGGCCTACTACGCATCGGCTTTGTTCACCACCAGCAGATCATCTGGGACAAAGGGAGGACGGTCCTCACGCGGACGCTCTATTGGTTCCAGCACGAGCCCTGCTGGTTCGTTAGGAAGAAGAATGCGCCCTGGTACGGGAAAGCCGGCGAAAACTCCACCATCTGGGCGTCCCCTTCCCCGAAGTTCATCATGGGCGGTTCGGAGGAGGAAAAATACGACCATCCTACCCAGAAGCCGGTCGAGTTGATGCGGCGACCGATTCTGAACCACTTGAAGCGGGGCGAGTTGGTCTACGAGCCGTTCTTGGGAAGCGGCACGACGCTTGCTGCCGCCGAGCTGACGGAGCGCGTCTGCTGCGGCATGGAACTTGATCCGAAGTACATCGACGTGATCGTACAGCGCTGGCGGGCACTGAGTGGCAAATCCGCCAAGCTGGGCGGCGATGGCCGGACGTTCGAAGAGGTCGCGGCGGAACGTAAGAAGGAGGCGGCGTGAATCGCTCGCTGCCGCCGGGAGATTGCGGCACCCGCGTGATGCCGCTGGCCAGTTCCGGCGCCAGCAACCCGTTGTCGGCGGCTTCCACCGCCAGCTTTCGTACCGCCGTGATCCGGACATTTATGGAAACGGCGCCGAGCCCGCGGGCCTCCAGGGCAACTCGCCAGGCGCTCACCGTGGCCTTGGTGAAGCCGGGCCGGGGCTCCTGGCCGTACCAGGCGAAGAATTCGTCCAGCCCGAGATTGTAGACTCGCTTGGTAATCGGGGAGGATACGCTGTCGAGCACGAGCGCCTTG